CCTTTGTCAGTTTTACTTTTCCAATAGTGTTGGAAGTCTGTGATAACCATTTTATCTTTTTTAACTTTAATTGCCATGTTATAAACATAGCACATTATCAGTTTGTTGTCAATGGAGATTATCTTTGAACTTTGATATCGGTAGCAACTTCTCTTCCTCTGAACTCTTTAAGTTCGTATTCAATCACCTCACCGTCCATAACCTCTTTAAGGTTAGCGGCTTTAAGTGCTGATATATGAAGAAAGACGTCCTTGCCCTCTATGTCTGGTGTTATAAATCCAAAACCTTTTGCGGAATTGAACCATTTAACTTTACCTGTTGCCATATGTTTTCTTTTGTTTCCTTAGGATAATATTTATAAAAAATGTGAAAAGAATGGTTGCTTGACCTTTAAAATCAAGCAACCATTCGGAATGATTACATAGAGTTTTTCTTCTCTTGTATTTCTTTTCTTCTTACTTTTGTTGCCTTACCTAGTAAGCCAAGAGCCTTTCTTGCTCTCGCCGCCGCCGCTTTTACACCTTTTGTTTCAAAGGCTTCTGATTCAGCGATATAACTTTCAAAGGCTTGTTTTATTTCGTCATGTGTTTGTGACATTGTGTTTCTCCTTTATGATATCATAAATGTCTTTCCAACTATTTGCTCGTTGGATGTTCATTTGTTTGTTATTATAACTTCTATTGTGTGGTAGGTCAAGTAGTATTGGAACCAAACCCAAAACCTTGCCAGATTCAACATTATCGGGTTTGTCATCTATCCAAATTGTTTCCATATCAAATTTTTGGAGAGCATAATACTTGCCCTGACCTGTTTCCAAAAAAGTGAAGTCTTCAAATACATCACCAAAAACTTCCTTAAGATTATCTTCCCTTGCTCTATTTGCCACTTTGTTCGTTGTTTGAGATGATACAACTGAAAACTTGTAACCCTCTTCTGCTAACTTGGTGACATACTCCACAGCACCATCCATAGGCTCTAAATATCTCATATAGGCACTTTCATTGAACACAGAAATATATGTGTTTAATGCTTCTGCTGGTACATCTGGATAGTGTTTTCGTAGGTCAAAATGTCCTTGATCTTTCTTTGTTAACCCTTGTCCAGTCATGAAGTCGTCAAATGCTTCTTCCCATTTGAGTAAAACTCCATCAACATCTATACCTATTATTTTAGACATTAAGATAATTTTAATCCTGTTGTGCCTTCACCGTATTTCTTAGCCATGTTTACTTCTGTCTTTGCCCAAGTCACAACATTGTTCTTTACTATTTTGAATTCGCCATGCTGTGGCACAGTAAACATGAATGGTCCTAGACCAACTCCACTTGGTAGATTAACTATTGCCATAGGTCTTTGAACTGTAATGTAATCACTATCATGTTCAATGAATCTTGCAACAATTTCCTCTCCGCTCATTAACTTAATTGATACGGTATCATTTGCATTAATATCACTCATTTGATTCCTTTTCTAGAAGTGTTTTTAATTCTTGGTATCCACCCACATATGCATCGTCTACAAATATTTGAGGGACAGTTCTTGCACCTGGCACTGCTTCTTGCAACTGCTGAACAGTCCAAGTTCCATGTGCAATATTTCTTTCTTCGTACTCAATGTTTTTTGATTTGAGTAAGTTTTTGGCTTGTTCACAGTATGAACATCCAACGTTGCTCCAAACAACTGCTTTAGTTATCTTTGACATCTGGTATCTCTATTGCTCCTATTCCTTCGTTATGAAGTTCTTTTATTTCTTTGTCGGTTGCTTTACCGTATATATGGTCATCACGTTCTCCCAAAGACGCTTTACGAGCCTCCTGGGCAAAGTTATCTCCAACGTTTTCACAGTTTTTTTCAACCCACGTTTTTAAATGTTTAAATGCTGACCTACTATTGAAGAATGCTTGATTACGTTTTTTGCCTTTGGCTTTAGTTTTACTGCTGACATTGGGAGCCATAATTGCTCTGCGAATGCTGATGTTGTCACACATAGGACAAGCAACCAATCCTTTTTGCTTTTGTTTTAGATATGATTTTTCGCTGTCAAACCAGCCTTCGAATTCGTGATCGTTTTTACAGATTAAATTATACTTGGGCATTGTAATCTTCAGGTTTAATGTTCTTTGAAGTGTCGTCATTTCTATCTACAAGTAGACTGATAAGAAAGACTGCTAATCCAAAACCCATTATTGCCCAAAGAAATATTCCATCTCTCGATGTGAGTAAGTGAACTAACACTTCTAGTCCATTCATTGTATTGTAATCAATCATTATAAAGAAAACTTTTTAAACTGTCCTTTTTGAACGTCTTGCTTGATGCCGCCAATCAAATAACTTTCAACTTCTGTTTCTTGTGGAGCAACTTGAAGACCTTTTGATGATAGCCAGTGCTGTGTCCATGGAAGAGGATTTTGATTTGCACCGACATCGTAAATTGGATCAAAGCCTAATGCTCTTAATCTTTTGTTACAGATCCATTCTACATATTGTCCTAATAATTTTTCGTTCAATCCAATAATCGAACCATCTTTGAATAAATGTTTCGCCCATGCTTTTTCTTCTTCAACACACTTTTTAAACATTTCAATAACCTGTTTGTCTAGACCTTTGATAACTTTGCTCATACCTTTGTCATCACCTTTTTGCCATGCTTTGATAACGTGAGTAGACAAGTTCAAGTGTGTTGCTTCATCTCTTGCAATCAATGAAAGTATTTTTGCTGATCCTTCCATAAGTTTAAGTTCACCAAATGCGAATGTACAAGCAAATGATACATAGAATCTTAAACCTTCCAATAAGTTTACATTTACCATTGCAAGATATAATTGTTTCTTTAATTCATCTATATCGCCTTTGCCACGCACTACCCAATCCTGTGCCATTTCACCAAAACTATCATAGTTCTTTGTGACTGATACTGCACGTTTTAAAATTTCTTTGTCATTTAAAATAGTGTCAAATACTTCTGATGGATCAGGGTAAACATTTTTCATTATGTGAGTGTATGCTCTTGAATGAATTGTTTCAAAGAAGTCCCAAGTTACAATACAGCCTTCTAGTTCTGGATTAGATACATATGGCAAGAAATTCAAACATGGACCTCTACCTTGCACACTGTCTAAAAGTGTTTGATATTTTAGATTAGATGTGAATATGTGTTTTTGTTCTGGTCTGAAACTTGCATAGTCGGCCCTGTCTTTTTGTAATGATACCTCTTCAGGTCTCCAAAAATAACCTAGCATTGTTTGGTTTAGTTTATCAAACTGCGGATACTTGAATACATCATATCTCTGCACGTTTTGATCTGCACCAAAGAACATAGGTTCTTTTGTAAAATCTATATCTTCTCTATTAAAAACTGTTTTTGCCATACCTAATTTAATTATCTATTTTTACCATTTTTTTAATTTAAATTGTACAGGCTTCACACTCGCCATCTTCTAAATCTTGTAGTTGTTCTTCTACTTTAGATTCACCATTTACGTGTGCTTCGCCATTCACGTGTGCTTCACCGTTTACGTGTGCTTCACCATTTACATATTGTTCTGCTTCAATGCCTGATGGTTGTAAGTCTTCTTCTTCACCTTTGAAATCATAAGTGTTTTGATAGTATGATGTTTTCCAACCATACTTGTATGCTGACAACATATCTTGCGCCATAACAGATAGTGGCACTTCGTTGTTTTCATACTGCAAAGGATTATAACTCCAGTTGCCTGATATTGCTTGATCAAAATATTTCTGCATCATAGCAACAATTTTAATATATCCATCATTGGATCCCATATCCCATAACAAAGTATAAGCATTTTTTAAAGTAGGATACCCTGGCACAATTTGTTTTAATGGACCTTTTTTACTTTTCTTAATAGAAAGTATTGCTCTTGGTGGTTCAATGCCGTTCGTTTCGTTACTAACAACGGAAGAACTTTCTGATGGCATTTGTGCTGATAATGTTGAATGTCTTAAACCATATTTTGCAATATCTTTTCTTAATGTTTCCCATGCCATACGTTGTTTGTGTGGCACTATTTCGTCAATCTCTTTTTTATAATGGTCTATTGGTAATAATCCTTCTGCATATTTTGTTCTATGGAAGTAATCACATTTACCTTTTTCTTCTGCAACATCACAACTTGCTCTTAACAAGTAATATTGAAATGCTTCTGAAAGTCTATCAACCATTGCCCATGCTTCTTTGTCTGAATACTTAACACCATTCTTTGCTAGATAGTGTGCTAGACCTATGTAACCAATACCTAAAGAACGTCTTGCTTTAGTAGATACTTCTGCCGCCTTAACTGGATAATCCTGATGATCAATTATTTCATCTAATGCTCTCACTGCCAAGTCACATAAGTTTTCTAATTCATCTAAATTTTTAAGGCTTCCTACATTGATTGCTGAAAGAATACATAAAGCAATTTCTCCTTTATCATCATCAATGCCTTGAATAGGTGTTGTAGGTAAAGTAATTTCTTGACACAAATTACTCATAGAAACTTTATCTAAAAAAGAACTGTGACTGTTTGAGTGGTCAATATTCATTATGTACACTCTACCTGTCTCTGCTCTTTCTTTTAACAAGTCTGCGAACAGTTCTTGTGCCGCAATAGTTTTTCTTGGAATGGATTCATCTTTCTCATATTTTTTATATAAAGCATCAAATTTATCTGTGCCAAATGCATCATATAAACCTGGAACTTCATGTGGCGAGA